CAATTCTACCCCAAACATCTGGAGATTGCTCCAAAAGTTTACAAGAGGTTCATAAAAGTCATTAACTGTAATCTTTAAATGAGGATACTTCTTAGCTATGTAGAGTGCAACACTGCCACCACCAAGAAAAGGTTCACGAAACTCAACATAATCCCTTAGGTCTGGGAAATATGGTTCCATTTTATTACAAGCACGAGACTTACCGCCAGGATAACGAAGAGGAGTCTTATACGACTTCAAAGATGTCATGTCTCAAACTCATCCTCATAATGATGATCCCAAGACTCAGGAAGATCAGGGAAAGGAATCATCATAGGATGACGATAACGTCTCTCCCTTTGATGTATTACTATGGGTGCTTCTAATATACTGTCTATACTCTTGGACATTCTACGGTATCCGGTTCCCACATACATCTGTCCAGCAAATACTGAAAGAGTGGCAGTTCCCCAAAAGATATAATACCATCGAGATTTAACTTGATGTCTTTGTTTCTTTTTCATGCTTGTTTTCTCCAATGTTCAATAAGAAGTTCCAATTCAGCAATACGCTTCTTTGCTTCTTTAATCTTTTCCGTTAGATAATCACTCATTTTGGTAAGTTCCCTCCTTCATGCAAATCCTTAATAGGAAAAGTTACCATCTTCTCCCACGGAGAATAGTTATCAAAAAGAACAGCAGCTTTATCACCACTGATTCTTTGAACGAATCCTACATATCCTCTGTAGATAGAAGTAGGATCTTTAACTGTAACTGTAGTTCCCGGTAATATCATTTGAATTTACACTCTACCATAATTTCAGTTAAACATGCAAGCATATTTATTTCTTGATCCGCGACGAAGGCAATTTGATATTGATACTTAGCAAGAATAAGAACAGCAGCAGGAATGGTGTTAGGAACCAAGGAAGCATAAAGATTGTCGTAAATACGACGCAAAAGTACAGCAGGATCATTGTCCAGATTATTGACGACCCATTTACGTACTTCCGCAAAGTCCTTCTCTTTGAGGTTTTTAATGAGATCATTTACCTTAACATCACTGAAATGAACAAGAATACCACTATCTATCTTACCACCAACAGAATATCTCTGACACTCATTTAAAACTCTTCTCCAATCTGGAAAATGTTTATTAATTAACTCCGCAAGGACTTTCTTATCAGCCTGGCACCTCTCTTGGTCCAAGATATAGTTAAGTCTGGTGAAGAAAGCAGCCGCAATCTCCTGCTTTTCTTTCCCACGTATGCCAAACTCGACCACAGCACACCGCGAATGGAGCGGCTCGATGATTTTATTTTTGTAGTTACAAGTAAAGATGAATCTACAATTCCCACTAAATTCTTCAATCGAGGCCCTAAGGAGCAGCTGTACATCTGGTGTGGTGTTATCTGCCTCATCGATGATAATGACTTTATGTTTGGCCTCTGAAGATAAGGATACAGTTGACGCGAAGTTTTTTGCGTTGTTTCTGACGGTATCGAGGAACCGTCCTTCGTCTGATCCATTGATGACATAAACATCTACTCCTAACTCGGCACAAAGTGCTTTTGCTACTGTTGTCTTACCACATCCTGCAGGACCAGCCAGAAGTAAATTAGGCACTTCACCTTTATTTAGAAAATCTCTAAAGGTTTTCTTTATATTCTCTGGGAGAATACAATCCTCAATTGTCTTGGGTCGATACTTTTCAACCCAAAGAAATTCATCCCTCATTAGATTCCTCAAGATAACCTAAGTTTCTCATTCTCCAATAATATGGAGCAAAAGTCCAAGTGCTCCAATGTTGTCCTGGTTTTACACCTCTTGCTAAATTTAATTCTTGCAACATTCCCCACTCATCCTCACCATGTTTTTTAATCAATACACTAACCCATTCAGTACCTCCATTTAATAATTCAACAGCTTCATCTTGTGCTTCTGTCCAGTCGGTGAATTCTTTATCACCGACCTTATACACATCCAATTTATTCTCCATCATTATCCAAAAGTAGAATCAGGTTCTAATGCAATGTAATACGTTAAATCATGGTTCTTACTAGTAAACCTAGAAAGTAATTTCTGTGATACAACTACCTCATATGTTCCAGGAAGAATCTTAATATTCTCTACCTTAAAGTTGAAGGAGAAGATATCACTTGTTTCTCCAACAGTAATAGAGAAATCATTTGAAGTTTCATTCTTCTTATCTCTAACTACAATCTTCACACCATTAGAATCACCCACAACAGATAAGTCTGGAAGTTGATAAATTGCCGCTGCCTTAAGAAGTTTCTCTAACTGCTCTGTGCTTACTTCAAAAGTAACATCCTCACTAGGAAGAGTCAGCGGTTTATCGGGTGGGGTAATAATAACATTAGGATCAGCAAAGAAATACTTAGAGCGTGATCTACCCTCCTTAATGACCATATAACTGTCATTATGAAAATCCAATTCAGGACTTTGATGAAGAGCTAACCCATTCAAAAACTGAGAAAGATCATAGATACCAAAATCTTTAGGTAACTCCTCAGAAATAGTTGCTTCAGCAAGAATGTTTTTCATCACACTCATCGTGCGAAGTTTGCTCCCTTTCTTAAACAAGATTGACGTATTAATAGTCGAAAAGTTCTTGAGAAGCGAAAGAGTGCTATCAGAAAGTTTCATAACCATGGGTCGTAATTTCATCGTTTGTTTGGCCACTGAAATAATATAACAGTAAGCAATAATGCATTGCCTTTAATATATCACGTTTTGCTTGTCCTTTCTTATCATACCGACTCAAATACTTTATTGCATTAGAACGGCAGAAAGATTCTGCATCACCTACAGAATGAATAAGGTCAAGAGTTTGAACATTAGAACCATCATTAGTATAATGTCCCTGATAAGTTGAAGCAACATAATCTTTAAGATCACCAAGACCCTTATCCTCTTGATACTTATGATGAACAGGAGTATCTAAATCTGGTTTAGGTCTGCTATCAACATCAGTTGGTGGATAGTGATGGGAATAAACATCATCCACCTTTGGATTCGTCATAGGATACTCCTCATCAAGTGTTCCATTAATTTCATCATAAAGTAAACTCCACGCATTAACCATAGGTAAACAAGAACTCATTAACTAAACGATCTGCCTTATCTTTGCCAAATTTATTGGACAAATATCCTGCAACAGGATCAAGCTTAGTCATATAAGCATCGAACTCCCTATAGACAGATTCATCAGTTCCATTTGGTTTCTCTAATTCTACCATATCCCGGTATTTAGTCAAGTATTTCTTAAACATATCCAAATGTTCATTTACTTCAGACATAGTGCAATAAGCTACATAGATATTTTCCGAGAAATGATTACCAGGTTCAAAGAACCTAATCTCACCCTCAAACTTGGGTAATCCATCTACCTTATAAGGATAATTCTCTTTTGGATGCTGAAAATCAAATACGACAATAACCTTCTTGTCAAAGAATCCCATCAGATCCATCCCAAAACAGGGAAGATTACTTCCTGTCTTAGGATAAATGATATTATTATAGATACAAGACTTATCATTATAAATCTCAACTTCTCTAGACTTAATAATATAAGGATTAACATACTGATCAGCAACTAAAGTTGTATCACTACTCTTCCAATACCCCCACCTCAAACACTTATGCATTGGAAATATATCCAACAAAGCTGCCTTATAATCTGTCCAAAGGTTCATGTATTATCCCTCCAGATCTTAAAACTTCTAGCACTCCAGTTACCATATTGCTCCTTAGTATTCTTTTTGAACATCTTTTTAAATTTAGGACCAGGATCAAAAGAAAGAGATTTAGCATAATCCCAGAAAGGTGTATCATACTTTGATCCCGATTGATAATGCCACAAAACAAAATTTTGAACTTCCTTTACCAACCTCATCATTTCAATATTACATACATCTCGCTTAGCACCATCAACAAAATGACTCCATGCATATCTAGCTACCATCTGATATGTATCCAATGCAGTTGCCTCCAAAGGTTCTAAGAAAAAATATTTGTTACCGTTCAACACCGTTCTCTCATTAGCAAACATATTCCTTGCTACATAATTTTCAAAACTAAAATCCCCAACAATTTCAGATAAATTAAATCTTTCTAAAAAGTCTTCAGTAGCTTCCTCCTTTGTTGTTATATCATTATTATACAAGTAACCATATGATACACTATCTTTATTAGGAATAGCAAATGCCCAACCATTGGGAGTAGCAATAGCTTTAGTATAGAGCAATTCCGGATCACTTCCATATGTGGTAGAGAGAAGAACGGAATTTAAAGGATTGGTTAAAAGTTTATAGTGATGGGGATTTCTTTCTCCTCCTCCCCTACAATCAAATATAACATCAGCATCTATCTCCTTTTCTACATTGTTCACTTTCTTTTCTACAACTTTAAATTTACCAGAATTCAATACAGCATCAGATAACTTCTGTGGTACATAATGCATCGCCATACCGTCCATTGGAAAATTATGAAATATCTTTTCCTTTTTCTTTCCCCATCCCTCATACAATACACCACTCTTCAAAGTAGCATTGATAGGATTACTATACCAATTAATACCTAACGTATCTCCTATTAATGAAGTTGGACCAATTACCGTCCCCTGTCCCACCTTTTCTATAGGTGTATCAGGGTCATGATAAATGATAATATCAACAGCTTTTGGATCCAAATACTTATGATAATGGAGAGCAGTAACGCATCCAGCATTCCCTGCTCCCACCACTACTAGTCTTTTTCTTCCAAAGAAACTAAACATCAGAATCTATAGGAAGTTTAACCGTAGCATCTACCTTATCATATAACTCAAGGAATGCCTGTTTAGTCTCATCATCAAATCTGTTTACACATACTTGGATTGCTTTCATCT